TTGACGATTACATAAAACCTTTTTTGATTCATCAGAGCGCAGTAGAATATCTTTTAGTGGGTGCCTACAAAATCACTAATAACGGTATTTATAAAACGCAACCCGAAAATACTGCGGCAGTTGACAAAACTGAAGTTGATTATTTAGTAAATAACCAAAGATTAAAAGCTGAAATGTATCAAGGGCGTTTAGAGCGTTGGTTAATGCTAAACGAATTACCTGAATATTTAAGTGCAGACAGTCAAATAGTGCCTCCAGTTTACAATAAAAGTAGTATTTTAAATCGATGGTACTTTTTAGATCCAAATAACAACTATTTTTAGAATGAGAAAAGTTGACAAGCGAACAGAGGACAATATAAAAAAACTAGAAAAGTATTTAAGCAATGAGAACAGTAAATTTCACGCACAAACGAGGGGATACATTTTACCAAACACCGATAAACATAAAGGTAAATGATGTTGATCTCGATTTAACTGGTGCAGTTATTTTGATGCAGTTAAGAAAAGAGGCGGGAGGCGTTATTGCTTTAACTCCCGATTTAACTATTACCGATGCAGTAGGTGGCGACTTTCAAATCGATGAGCAAATTATCAATATTCCTGCGTGCACTTACCAATATGACATTCAGATTACTTTAGCGGATGATACGGTTGTTACGTGGATTAGTGGATTGTTTATTATTAACGATGATATTTCAAGATAATGGCAGTAGATATAACGATTAACGAAACGATTGATTTAGTTGATATTACGGTTAACCCTAATATAATTGAGGTTAATGTAACTAGAACAAGCGGTGGAGGTGGTAGCGGTACAATACCATCACTAGACCAAGTAGCAACAGTAGGAAATGAAATTATTGATAAAGCTATAATTGTTAGAAATACAGCAGCGACTAATTCTTTAGATTATGACCCTACATCAGGAACTCTTTCTATTAATATCAATGGTAGTTATAACGCTTTGTTAGATGGGCAACTTCTTTTAAACTCTTCTGACAATATTGAAGCTTCTATTAATTATAATGCAAGTTTAATTGGTTTTGTTTTAGGTTCTTTAAGATTAGATGCGACTAATTTAACAGCAGATACAACTGTTACATTTCGTGATGGTGTAAGTGGAGATATTGCTTTTACTTCTGATATTACTACTCCTACACTTCAAGAAGTAACAGACGAGGGGAATGTAACTTTAAATGATATTCAAATTGGAGATGGTTTACTTAAAACTTTAATTACACCTAATGAAGTACAAGTTTCTATAATAGATGGAATTGATTTTGATAGAATAAATTTAGGATTTAACGGTTTAAGTAGACAGGTAAGTTTAGATAATGCAGGTATTCCAATTACACAAGAGTTATCATTTGAAGGCGTTTCAACAGACGAAATTTTAACAATTCCAAATAAAAGCGGAACTTTAGCAACTTTAGACGATATTCCAGCCGCAGGAGTTCCTTATACTGGCGCGACCGAAGATGTTAATTTAGGAGAGTTTGGTTTGCTTACTGGAAACATAGAATTTGACACAACTCCGACAAATATTCCAACGGGTGCGGGTTCAATGGTTTGGAACGATACAGATGGAACGGTTGATTTAAAGCTAAAAGGCGCAAATGTTACTTTGCAAATAGGTCAAGAAAATGTAATTAGAGTAGTGAATAAAACCGCTACAAATATAAACTTATTAGAAGCCAATTATCAAGCGGTTAGAGTTACGGGTGCGCAAGGTCAAAGATTAAAAGTTGATTTAGCACAAGCCACAACAGATGCTTTATCTGCTGAAACTATTGGACTTGTAACAGAAACAATAAACAACAATCAAGAGGGTTTTATTACTACAAGCGGACTGATAAGAAACGTAAACACAACAGGTTCTTTACAAAGTGAAACGTGGGCAGATGGTGATATTTTATATTTATCTCCAACGGTTGCAGGTAGAGTTACAAAAGTTAAACCAACTGCGCCAAATCATTTAGTGATTATTGGTTATGTTATTCACGCACACGCAACGCAAGGTTCAATCTTTGTAAAGGTGGATAACGGCTATGAGTTAGATGAATTGCACAATGTTAAAATAACTACTGCTGCAAACGGTCAAGCATTAACCTATACTTCTGCGACTGATATTTGGGAAAACAAAACAATAATTGAAGATACAATAGTTGATTCGGTTACAGACAAAGCACCTAGTCAAAACGCTGTATTTGATGCGTTAGCGTTAAAACAAAATACATCTACATTAATTTTTGATTCGCTTCAAAAAGCAATAATGAGAGATAATTATTTTTGGTTTGTTCCTGCGTCAATTTCAACGGGTTTTAGTGGATATAATTTTGGACTTTCTGAAAGAATATCGGGGGCGTCTTTTTTATATCTTAATAACGGAGCAATAACAAGAGGTTTATTAGCTTTTAATACAACAATAGTTCCTGGAATACTTGCGTTTTCAAGAAGAAACGATGCTTTAATATTGACAGGTTTAGAGGTTGTATTTACTCGTAAAATTCAATTTAATTCTAATGTGTCAGGGCAACGTTTCTTTTCTGGTATTTCAAAAGGAAATCAATTTACAGCACCTACCAACGTAGAGCCATCAACACTAACTGATATTGTGGGAGTTTGTCAGTTATCAAGTTCAACTAATATGCACGTTGTTCACAACGATGCAAGTGGAACAGCCACAACAATAGATTTAGGAAGTTCTTACCCTTGTACCGATTCACAATACAATTACTATATTACAATTGAGCAAACAACCACTACTTATATTGTAACAGTTGAAAGGGTAACTATTACAACTGGGGCAAGTATATCAACTACAAACACTTTAAGCACTAACATTCCTAATTATGCAACTGGAACTATTCAGTTAATAACTTGGATTTCAAACAACGCTACTGCTGCTACTGCAAGTTATTTAGATGGTGGCGCAATCGGTAATATAAAAAATCAATAATTATGTACTATAAAAATTCAAAATATCAAATCTTTGATGCTGATAACAACCTTGTAATAATGCAAGAGGGAACAACGCAATACAACGCATATTTAGCGTATTTGCAGAACTATGGAGAGTTAATCGATACTGACTTTGAAATAGCAATTAATGAGAGCGCAAATGTAGATAATATTGTAATTGATTTACTTACGAAGCAAGTGGAAACAATGAGCGAAATTGAAAAGACAGATATATTACAAACACTTTTAAACACCTAATATGAAAGACTTAATTAAATCAATCCTAAGCGATGTTAAAAGTTGGAATAGAATATTAGTTAATCGTTGGCATTTACACGCACCGATAGCTTTAATTGCAGGGTGCTTTATGTTTTGGCTACTAAAAGACACAATAAGCGACACTTATGTATCAACAGAAATAGCGTTTAAGATATTTGTACCTACATTTTTAGGAGGCATTTGCTTATGGTTGTTTGAAGCGTGGCAAAAGAAAGGGCGCATAATTGGAGAACTAGAAATGTTTGAGAGCAATAAGGACTTTATTGTCGGTTTATTTTTCTTACTTTGTGGAATAGTAACAACTTTTTTTTATTTTTATGTATAGTTTTTTTCAAGAATACTGGCAAACTATTATAGCTACATTAACTGCTCCGATTATGTGGTTTTTTGGTGGTAGAGCAAAACAAAGGCAAGACGCAGTTAGTACTATGAAAGTTATGTATGATGACTTTCTAACAGTTTATAAAAATAGAATGGATGATGTTATGCAGGAAGTTACTGATATTAAAAAACATAATCTTACACTTCAAACTGACTTTAACAATATTCAAATGAGTTACGCTAAAGAGGTTGAGAAATCACAAAACTGGGAAAAGTTACATAGACAATTAACGGACAAATATAACGAACTAGCAAAAGATTACGAAAGTTTAAAAGGACTTTATTCAAAATTAAAAACAGATTTTGATAATCATAAAAAACTAGCAAAGTGAAACTCGATGATAACGGATATAAACTTTTAATGGGTTTTGAGGGATTGTCTTTAGTTCCTTATTTATGCTCGGCAAAAGTAGCGACAATAGGTTACGGAGCGACATTTTATCCTAGTTCAAAAAAAGTAACAATGCAAGATGCTCCGATAAGTTTAGCCACAGCGAAATGGATGTTTAAAGAAACTGCCGATAAGTTTGCTGCCGATGTGAATAAAATGATTAAAGCAAATATCAATCAAAACCAGTTCAACGCTATTGTATCTCTAGCTTATAATATCGGACTTGCTGGACTTGCTAAAAGTTCATTATTGAAAAAAGTAAATGCTAATCCTAGCGATCCGACAATTACAAACTCCTTTATGATTTGGAATAAAGCAGGTGGCAAAGTATTAAACGGACTTACTAAAAGACGTGCTATTGAAGCTAAATTGTATTTTGCATAGATAAAAGGGTACATTTGTTGAAACTAAACAACAAAAATTATGGGCGTAAAAGGAAACCAAAACGCAGCAACGTACAAAAAAGATATTATTTTATCTTATTTGCAAAAGTTCCCAAAAGCTACAACAATGGCTATTTCACGAATGATATTTTTTGAAAACCCTTTAGATTTTAAAACACTAGAAGGAGTTAGGGGAATGGTTAGACAATACAGACACGAATCCCCACAAAAGTCAATTTCACCGACTGCCCTTAGAACACCTGAGGAAAAGAAATTAGCAATGCGACAAATTTCCGAACTTCCTGAAAGCGATTACTCAAAATTAGAGCCTTTCATTATTCCAAAAGGACAAAACAATATTTTAGTTTTAAGCGATATACATTTACCTTATCAAGATAATCACGCACTTACATTAGCTTTAAATTACGGACTTGAAAACAAAGTAAACGCTGTTTATTTGAATGGCGACACGATCGATATGTACCAGGCGAGTAGGTTTACAAAAGATAGGCGATTGCGGGATTTAGCTGGGGAGTTGGAAATGACTAGGGAATTTTTAAAGTTACTACAAGGTATGTTTAAATGCCCGATTTATTTTAAGATAGGCAACCACGAAGCGAGATGGGAGCATTACTTACAATTAAAAGCACCCGAACTTTTAGGGATTGACGATTTTAAACTTGAGCAAATATTACGCTTTAGAGAGTTTGGAGTAACTTTGGTAAAAGATAAGCAAATTGCAATGGCGGGAAAACTCCCAATACTTCACGGACACGAATGGTATGGCGGTTTTGCGCCTCCAGTCAATCCAGCAAGAGGGTTGTTTTTAAAAGCAAAAGAAAGCGCATTAGTCGGACACCACCATCGCACTAGCGAACACACAGAAAAGACTTTAAGCGGGGAAGTAGTTACAACGTGGTCAACTGGATGCCTTTGCGGACTTGAACCCGAGTATGCGCCTTACAATAATTATAATCACGGATTTGCTCACGTTAAAGTTGGAAGCGATGGCAATTACGAATTAAAAAACATTCGCATCATTAACTATAAAATCGTTTAAAATGAAATATTTACTACTTGGCATTTTTTTATTTTTATTTTCTTGCGGGGCAAAGACACTCAACAAAGAGGAAAAGAAAACTGATAGCATCGCCACAACTATTGCAGTAGTGAAAACCGATAGCACTTCTATTGATAAAAAGGTATTGGTTTATGATGTTGAAACGGATGAAATCGTAATCGAAGCAGTTGATACAACCCAGCCAATCGAAATTACCAACAATGAGGGCAAAGTAACTCGTTACAAAAACGCCCGTTTAAGTAGAAAAAAAAGAAAAGATAACACAATAGTAGTAAGTGAAAAGATAGTGGCTAAAATCGTTGTTGATTCAGTTACAAACGAGATTGAAGTTAACAAAGTTGAAAGCACAAAGATTGTTTATAAGGAGCAGTTTAATTGGGGTACGTTTATACTTCAACTTTGGTGGTTGTGGCTCTTGATTATATTGGCTATTTATTTAGCTTATCGCAGATATAAAGGTTATCTCAAATTTCCTTTGCTTTGATACCACAATACGAATGGATAAAAGAGGGCAAAGATTGGGTGCGAGTTGAAAAGCCGTTAAACAAATGGAAAGGAATACCACCGATTGAAGATGATATAAAAAAGCCGCTAAATAAATAGTGGCTTTCTTTTTTTATAGTGCAGCACTAATGCTAATGAATAGTTGGGCACTTTTAATTTTTAATAGTAAATAAATAGTGACATATTTATTTACCGAATGTTAAAATACAGAGCAACGTATTAACACCACAAAACTATCAAATAAAAAAGCCGCTAAATAAATAGCGGCTTTTCTAATCTATCAAACATCAAACATTATGAAAGGCAAATGTAGTAATTAATTTTAATTACCAACAAACTAAAACGCCATAAGTTATCGCTACTAATATAATGACTATTAAAAGCAACAACCCCTCGTTATCTTCTTTCATTGTATCTTTTTGTCAAATATTCGTAAGCCAATCGGTTACATTCCTTAGTACCTCCGATAACTTCAATTTTATATTTTTCTAGTTTACCGTTATACGGTTCTCTTTTCTCTATTCCTTTTTTTGGTCTTCCTGCCATATTAAATTATTTGATTGTTTATATTCCTTTGGTATTTTATCGATGATCCGCACACGCC